CCGCGGGCAGCTTGAATGGCATCTGCAATCTCCTGATCGTTCGCGCCGAGGGCGCGGAGGAATTGTTCATCGGTGACGTTGCGGCCGCCGAAGTTGGGCACGTCGTCCGCGAGCGCAGCGGCGATGTGCCCCTCGGTCTCTCGGTCGAGCGCGCGGAAGTAGTCGTCGTAGAGCGCGCGATCGCGCTCGTCGAGGTCGGAGTAGTCGAGCACCGGCGGCGCCGCGCGGTTGGCGGCCGTGGCCTGCTCCTGTTCGGCCAGCGCCGCGGCGTTGGCCTGGCGTTGCGCGTCCTGCAGCAGCTGGCCGTGCGCGCCGGAATCCACCGCGATCGCCGCGCCGGTGGAGAGCGGCCCCGCGGCAGGGTCGATGCCCATGGCCTGCGACGGCAGCGGTGCTGCGCGCGCGACCGGTGCGCCAGCTGGTGTCTCGGTGGTCGGGGCCGACGGCTGCGGCGCCAAGCCCATGAGGCGCGCGCGCTCGGCGGCGCGCTGGTTTTCCGGCAGTCGCGCGAGGTAGGCATCGACCTCGGCTTGCCGGCCGACGGTTCCGTCGGGGAACGCGACCAGCGTGTCCGGCTGGTAGCCGAGCTGCAGCGGATCAGGAGCGGGTGCGGGCGCCGGCGTCGCAGCCGCTGGCTCGCCGCGCGCGCCGACGCCGTGCACCAGCGCCGCACTGCCGCCCATCGCGCCGCCGGCCAGCAGGCCCTGCGCCGCGGAGGCGCCAACGCCCTCGCCGACGGGCTTGTCGAGCGCGAGGTTCTGCAGCGCCTGCTCGGCCATCGACTGCGGCACCTCCTCGAGCACGCCTTCGGACAGCACGCCCTCGCCCACCTGGCGCGCCAGCGAGCGCTGCGACGCGGGACCAGCGCCCCGGATCGAGCCCTGCGCCAGCATGGTGTCTGCGTCGCCGATGCCGAGGCGCTGCGAAACGCGCCCGCCGAGCACGCCGAACGCTCCGGTGGTCAGCCCGGACGCCGCAGTCAGCGCGGCTTGTTTCGGCGTGAGGAGACCGTCGGCCGTCTCCTGGCGCACCTGCTCGGCCTGCGAGCCAGCACCCAGCACGCCTTCGCCGAGCGCGCCCGCGATGGCCGGCGCGACCTTCGCCCCTGCGGCCAGCACGCCGCGCGCCACGCCGGCGCCGCCGAGCATCTGCGGGATCGACTCGCCCACGCTGGTCGCGATCGTGCTCGGGTTCTCGAGCATCGCCCGGGCCGTGCCCACGAAGCCATCGGCCTCGGCCACCTTTTGGTTGGCGGCCTTCTGCGCATCGGAGTACTGATCGGCGAGGAAGGCCTGCGTGTCCTTGAAGCGCACGCCGGCGTCCTCGACGGCCTTGCCCGCGCGGCCACCGGTGACCAGGTCGGCTACACCGACCACGCTCTGCGGCAGGCCCACTGCGCCCTTCAGCGCGGTGATGCCCACGTCCTTCGCAACATCGAGCGCAGTGCGCTTCGGGCTCTCGGGCGGATCGAGTTCGCCTGTGAACGGTGTGAGGTTCCGAGAGGGTGTGTCGAGCTGCCCGTTGAAGGGCTTGAGGTCGGAGCTGGCCATGGCGCCAGTCTTCCGGGCGCGTGCTCAGGCGTCGAACCCTACAGGGGCGAGTCGCGCCATTCAGCCGCCAATGAAGCGACGCCCCTGCGCGTCCTCATAGACGGGCTTTCCGCCCGAGGTGCCGACCTGGCGCGTCATGCCCGGCGGCAATGCTGCCGCGCCCTGCCCCTGATCCAGACGTCGCACCTCTCCGGTCGCCGAATTAACGGCAGCCAGGACGCCCTCGGTCTTGTTCCCATTGGCATCGGTGCTGCCTTGCAGCGCCACCGGCTTCCACTCGCCTCCTGCGACTTTTCCTTGCATCGCGAGCAGCCCTTGCTGGGCACGTGCTCGCTCCGACACCGAGGTCTTCGGATCCAGCACGATGCGGCGAAGCGCGGCCTCGTCCTCCGCAGCTGCGACCTGCGTGTCGCGCAGCCGGTTGGCGCCGGCCACCTCCTCGCGCCGGATCGAGTTGGTGTCGGCCGCGCGCCGGTCCTCGGCGGCGATGCGCTCGGTCTGCAGCCGCGCGGCGGCCGCCTCGCGCTGGGCTGCGCTCTGGAACCCCAGGCCCGCGCGCTGCGTATCGGCGGCCTGGCGCCCGGCCTCGAGCTCTGCCTGCTGGCGGTTCTGCACGGGGATGGCGGCGGCCGCCACGGCACCCTGGTCCGACTGGAAGCCGCGCCGCGGGCTCCATGCGCCGCGCGCGGCTGCCGTGCGCAGGTCGGCCTGGTCGAACATGGCCTGCGCTGCCGCCGGCCCGGGGTTGTTGATCACCGTGAGCCCGCCGACCGGCACCGACGCATTGAACGCGCGCAGGTTCGCAGCTTGGGCGTTGGCATCCTCGAGGCTTCCGGCGGCGGGTCCGCTGCGCGCCGTCGGGCCGAATCCACCGGGTGCTGCGACTCCGCTGTCCGCAAGCGGCGCAGCTGGCTCCGGCACCGGCGCTGCAGCTGCCGGCGGTGCGACGGCAGCGGGCGTCGCCGGCGCCGAGGTAGGCGCCGGGGCTGTAGCGGGTGCGGGAGCCGGCGCGCTGATGCCGAAGACGGGGGGCACACCTTGGCGCGCCGCCTCGGCGCCGGCGGCACGGTCGCGTGCGTCCTGATCGAAGCGCGCAACCACGCGAGATTGCTGCTCGTCGGTCAGCGGGTAGCCACTGAACCGGAGCGAGGCGTCGTTCGCTGCGGCCACCGCGTCAGCAGCGGGCCGCGCCGGCGGCGGATTGATCGCTCCACGGCCGGCACCAGCTGCCGACGGCGCGCCGAAGCCCGCCAGCTGCTGCGCCTGCGGGCTAGGCGGCAGGGAGGGAGTCAGCATCGGCAGCGGTGCCGGGATGCTCGCGCCGAGATCCCTGCTGCCGGCGCTGGCGGCCGCCGGGCGCGGTGCGCCGAGCTGCGTGACGCTCGAGTCGCGCGCGGCTGCCGCGGCGTCGCCGAAGCTGTTCGCGCGCCGGCGCGCCTCTTCGTCCACCAGTCCGCCGTTGGCATACCCGCGCGGCCGGAAACCCAGCCCAGGGCCTTCGGCAGCCGGTGCTTCGGGCGCGGGCCGCCCCGAGAAGCCGCCCACGAACCGCACTGCGTGGGTCGCTACCGGCGCTGCGCCTGCTGCTGGTGCAGGCGCGGCACCATCGATCGTGCTGACCGTGCCGCCCGGCGTCGCGCCGTTGATGCTCACCGGGCCGGTCACGTTGCCGCCGCTGTAGGCGTTCCCTTTGCGCGTCACCATCCCGCCGTCGGCGAAGAACATCGCCTCCGACGCGCTGCCGGGCCCGAAGCCAAGGCCCTCGCCCACCTGCTCGTGCGTCGCGTTCTTCAGCGCGTCGAGCGCCTGCACGCCCACGGCGTGCACTTGCTCGGGCGGCAGCCGGTACTCGCCGTTGCTCAGCCGCACATCGACCCCCTCGCGCGCGCTGCGCGGGCTGAAGCCGCGCGCGCCCATGTCGCCGAGCTCCGCCTCTCCGATCTGCTTCGTCGAGTCGGCCGGCATGATGTAGCTGCCAGCCGGTACCGTGTCCTCGATGGAGTCCGAGGTCCCCGTGCCAGGGCCACGGATCAGGCCGCCATCGGCCTTGTGCTCGCGAACTCCTGTCGCGTGCTCGCGAGCCTTCCGAGCCGAGGGTAGTTGGAAGCCGTGCATGAGTTCACCTTTTTAAGTCGCTTTCATCGCATTTTTTCAATCTACCGCTGTCGCAGCAAACCCCAAAGGGGGTGATACGCTCCCGCCTCATATCTCCTATTACTGAGCACAACAATGAAGAAGGCAAAGCACCTTGAAATTGGACTCGGCCTCGTCGCTGCAATTGCTGCAGCGATACCAATAGCGCTCTGGATCGGAAAGTTCGGAAAGCCATCTTTTTCTGGCGAAGCCAAGGACTGGGCGGACTTTGGAACCTATATCGGAGGGGTGCTTTCCCCATTGCTTGCATTTGCAGGCTATCTCGGATTACTCCTAACGATTCGCCACCAGCGCGAGGCCGCATGGAAGCAACAGGAGGATAAAGATAGCAAGGACTATTTTGATCACGCTGTACGTTGCCTCGAACGAGCGTTCGACACGATCTCCGCAAGAGACACCAGCAAAGCGCCAGTCCGTGAACGACTAGCATGGTTGACATGCGCGCGACTACTTCTTTCAGCCCAAGCCGCTGCTGAGCTTATTTCCCAAGATTCCACGGGTCTACGCACCTTGTACGATGGAGAGTCCGAGCACTGGCGTCGAAAGTTCTACGAGCTTTTTCAACCCACGTCACAAGACTCGTTTGGAAACGATTCTGTTTACTTCCTGACCGACGATAGCAAGCCACCGATGACGATCGAAGAACGATCGACTCGCGTCATCTACGATTTCATTGCTTGGCCTCCAGGTAAGAGCGATCCGATCGACAAGATCGCACGGTACAGCGATGAGGAAATCGATCGAATGCTCGAGCGCGCAGGAAAAATTGGACTGGCACGTGCGCTCAAATCCCGGCGCAAAGTTATCGAAGGTCGTGGCGATCGATTCTTGTGACCCAACCATTCGATCCCGACGTCTTTGGAATCACTTGGTCGTTCGTTCGTACGTGCGAAATGGTGAGGGTTACAACGAAGAGCTGTCGCTCCCACTGATGCTCGCGCTGGTGTTGATCGCGTTGAGCCCTGCGGCCGCCTGCGTGCCGAACATCTGCGCCGACGCCATCGTGGCGCGCACCTTCGCGTCGACCGAGCCCATGGCCGCGCGGATGTTCGCCTCCTCACCGCGCATCTTCAGGTCCGCATCGGCGATCGCCAGCCGCACGCGCGGCTCGAGCGCCGCGGTCTCGGCGCTGTACATCTGGACCAGCGCGCGCGCGAGGTCCGTGCGCAGGCCCGAGAGCCCGGTGGCCAGCTTCATTGCCGTCTCGGGTCCGAGGATCAGCGTGCGGATGTAATTGCCCGCGGCGTCGAGCGCAACCTGGCGCTGGCTCAGCAGGGCGTTCACCGCGAAGCGGATGTTCTCCAGCTCCTGGTCCCACGACTTCACCATGATGTCGCGGCTCGCGGTGGCCAACTGCTTCATGCCGTCCAGCCGGATCTGGTTCACCTGGCTGGTCAGGGCGCCCGGCGGCAGCGGAAAGCCGCGGTCGGCCCAAGAAGCCATGGCCTCGTCCTCCGCGCGCGCCACCTCCGCACCGACGCGCGCGCGGTCGCGCTCGAACAGCTGCTGCTCGACGGCCGGGTTGATGCCGGTACCGCCCCCGCGCACCGCGCGATCGCACCAGGTGATGGCGTCCTCGTAGAACTCGGGGTGCGGGAAGTGCTCGGCGATGAAGTCGGCCATGCCCTGCTGGATCATGGCCAGGATCTGGTCGCGCGAAGCGTCGTAGAGCGCCTGGGCGTTGGCCGGGTCCTCGTCGGGCAGCTGCGGCTTCACCGGCGGAACGTAGCTGGTGTCCAGGCCCGGCACCGTCACGTGCGGCGCGGGGTCGGCCAGCGCCACCGCCGCGCCGATGCGCGCATCGCCGGCCGACGACATCGTCTGCGCGTTCTTCCACATCGCGTTGAAGGTGCGCGCGACCGTGACGGCCGCGCCGACTCCGCCGCTGACGGGATCAGGGATGGGGACGATCTCGCCCGGTCCAGGTGGTGTGACTGCCATGTTCAAATCTTCCGCTTGAGGTCTGCGACCCGGAACAGCACCGAGTCGATTTCGAAGTCGGCGCCGTCCTTGTTGAACAGCTCGACCGTGTGGTAGCTGGCGCTCAGGCCGCGCCCGACCTCCACGCGCCGCTGCTTGAGGTCCGGGCCGAAGCCGCGGGCCTTGTAGATGAACGCGCGCCCCTCGGCGATCACCTTCACGTACAGCTCGGCCTCGCCGGCCATGCCGACGTAGGCCTCGCTGATCGTCTTCAGCGCCTTGGTCCCGAAGTCCAGCTTCCCGAGGCTGATCGAGGCCTCGATCGGCTCACCGGCATCGTCGTCGCCGGCCAACTCGAACAACCCGAAGTCGCTGGCGCCGTAGAAGCGATCGCCGATGCGCGCGAAGCTGTTGTAGTCGTAGTTCGAGTAGGTGGTGCTGGCGTTCGAGTCGAGGTTCACCACCCACACCTGGGTATCGCCGCCGGCGCCCGGGTCTCCCGGCCCGCCGGGTCCGCCGGGCCCACCGCGCGTGCCCAGCTCCGAGCCGGCTCGCGCCGCGGCCTTCATCGCGGCCTCGACCACGGCGCTCAGCGCCAGCGCCGAGCCGACGCCCAGCTGCTCGACCATCTCGGCCGACAGCAGGATCTCGGGTAGCAGCTCCGCCGCCACCACCACGCCGCCCTGCATGGTGACGACCAATAGGTTCAGCGCCTGCAGCGCGGTGGCCACGCCGGTAAGGCTCGACATGGAAGCCTGGAAGTTGTCCTCGTAGGCCAGCAGCATGCCGCCCAGCGGCTCGAGAACGCCGCGCAGCTCGCCGTAGGCGTGATCGGCTGCGAGCATCTCCATGCGCGGCAGCTCGGCGTCGAGCGTGGCGGTCTCGCCCACCAGCACGCTCCCGCCGAATGCGAGCGGCGGCAGCGAGAAGTTGCCGACGGCATAGGAGGGAGTGATCAGGCCGGCCTCGCCGGCGAAGATCAGCGCCGGCAGGTCCGCGCGCAGCTCCGCATAGGCGCCGGTGGCCGCGAACATCGTCAGCGGCTCCAGCTCGGCGTCCAGCGTCGCGGTGCCCGGCGTCAGGTCCGGCGGGCTGACCTGCACCAGCTGCGGATCGAACACCTTGTCGTCGCCCGAGTAGAGCGAGGCCTCGAGCCAGCCCGCGGCCGTCGGCACGCCCGTGCTGACCACCAGCACCTCCTCGCCGTCCTTGAAGACGGTGACGACCGGCTCGTCGTCGCTTCCCGAACGCTCGATGCGAAACACCGTCGCATCCGAGTAGTTGCCCACGCCCATCCCCATCACGCCGTTGCGGATGGTCCAGGCCACGCCCTGGGCGCAGTAGAAGCCGAAGTCGATGGTGTTGCCGTTGTAGCCGGCGTCGACGCCGTCGTAGAAGTTGATCCCGCAGATGACGCCGACCACCGACTGGCCGACCTTGAACTCGACGAAGCCGTCGCCCTTGAACTCTGCGATGGACCGCGCGCCCGCGTTCCACCCCAGGTTGTAGCCGGTCTCGAAGGTGGAGCCCGCGGCGTAGGAGAAGCCGGGCACGTAGGGCTGGGCCGGGACCGCGGGATAGTTGATGGCCACCAGCTCGTTCGTGCACGCCCAGACCCCCACCTCAGCGCCGGCACCGCCGCCGATGACGTTGTCGGGCACGAACGTCCCTGTCACCTGGCCCGTCGACGGGTCGTAGGTGTAGAAGTAGCGGCCAGGCCCGCTGTACCGGAACATGCACACGCGCCTGGTCTCGAAGACCGTGCGCGCGGGCTGCGGCGGCCGGTATGGCTTCGCCGGGACATGCTCGTAGCTGACGTTCTCGACGATGACCGTGTTCTTGGTGAGCGTGTTCGCCATGGTCAGATGGGTGGAGGGTTGGGCCTGCGCGAGTCGGTCAGCCAAGGGGTCAGCGGGAAGGCGCTGACCGGCAGGTCGTTGTCGCGCAGGAAGGTCACGACCGTGAAGTCCGCGAGAGACAGCTGCTCCTGGCCGGGCGCCGGCGCATCGTTGGGCGGCAGGCCGTCGCGCGCGATCGTGCCGCGGCGCGACCAGGTCTGGCCGTAGTCGGCGCTCTGGTACAGCGAGTGCTTTCCGTCCCACATGGGGCACACCATCAACTTCGTGGACAGGCCGCTCACGATGCCGGTGTAGTTCTCCTTGAACGGCATCGCGGCCCGATCGACGAGATCCGTGCCGTTGGGCGTGAACCGCACGCGCGCCGGGTACATCCAGGCCTTGCGCCCTTCCAGCGGCGCGGGGATGTTCCGCGTGAAGATCAGCACGCCGCCGGGCACGGCCAGCGGCGCGCGACCGGCGTAGATGCCGGCGTCTTCCCCGGTGCCCTCGTAGAGGACCTGCGTCTCCATCAGCGAGCAGCCAGCTGCGACGTCGACCAGCCCGAGCTTCACCTTCACGCGCACGGCGTTCGAGCCATCGACGTAGGGCACGCGGGCCACGACAACCGAGTAGCGTCGGCTCAGCGGCGCCGAGGTGATCTCGGCGTCCGAGATTCCCTGGTTGAATCGCTGGGCGCCAGTCTCGTTCAGCGGTATCCCCCGCATGGAGGCGATCTCCGCATCGAACATGTTGGTCGAAGAGCACGGCGACCAGGTGCGGCCCGCGTCCATCGAGTAGGTGAAGGTCAGCACGGGGCAAGCCGCCGCGTTGACGGCCGTGGGCGAGTAGACCGGCCGCAGATAGCGGTCCATCTTCAGCAGCACGCCGGGCGCCAGGTGCAGGATGTCGGGGAACCAGCCCAGCTGGTTCGCGACGTACAGGACATCGCCGAACGCCTGGTTCGCGCCATCGTCGGTCACGTAGGCCTGCACGTGCTGGCCGTCCTCGAGCAGAATCGGAACGGCCACGCCGGCGTAGAACTTGTGCGCGGCGCCGTCTTGCCAGTAGCCGCCCCGGGTGTAGGTCACCAGCGCATAGCCGCCGAGGTACGGCACGAAGCTGTCCACGGCGTAGTGGTCCTTGAGCTGCTTGCCGGTGCGGGTCAGTTGCAGGTTTGTGGTGAAGACCCGGCAGGGCCGGCCGTCGAAGTCCAGGAAGTTGCCGACGTCGTTGTTGCTGATGACGCCGCCCTGGCCCTTGCCGTAGTAGGCAAGCTGCGACGTCACGAAGCCGCCTGCCTCCGGCGCGGGCCCGCGATCAGAGAACGTGCGCGCATCGCTCGAGCCGCGAATCCGCGTGCCGCCGGCGGCCACGCGCCCGAGCGAGTAGTAGCCGTCGAGCTTCTGGTCTTGGAAGATGTTGGTGAAGTCGCCGCTCTTGCGCACGACCACGTCGCCGCGCCGGCGCGTGCTGAACGTGGGCAGTCCATCCTGCACCCAGTTCGCGGCCTGACGCCCCAGCGAGGTCGGGCCGTTGCGGAACTTCCCGTAGGCCATGCTCAAGCCTCAGGCGGTGGAGCGGGATCGCTGACCGTGGCGCTCGTGCCGACGAATGCGGTCCAGAAATCCGAGGGCTCGGGCGGCGTGGGCGTGCCCGCCCGGAAGCTGAGCAGGTTCATGTTCGAGTCGCTGCTCGTCGCCATCTTCCAGATGTGGTCATCCAACGTCCGGTCCGATGCACCATACGAGAACGCCAGGTTGCCCTCGAAGAAAACGGACAGCCGCGGCACGCTGCCAGACGTGAAGCGAAAGAGGATCGTCGTGTCCTCGACGATGGATTCAGGCCACGTGAAGTTCTGGTTCGGGTCTTCGGTGTACCAACGCACCGAGCAGCCGGTGTTCGAGATGTTGATGTAGAAGTTGCCCGGCATCAGGTCGCCGACCGACTGCGCGCCATACTCGACTTCGATGATGTCCGAGAGCGGACCGCCGAAGCGCATCTCGATCTCGTACTCCGACTGACCAGCAAGCTCGGGAATCCTGATCTGTGCATCGCCATAGCCCACGGGAGGCATCAGCGACCCGAACCCCGACAGCAGCAGACGGCTCCCTCCCGCGAACGGCGCGGCCCAGAGGTGGCCGCCGCCGGCGTCGTGGCCGACGACGGACCCTGGCGGCCCGTTGAACTCGTCGAGGAAGATGTCGGCCACGGCTTAGAACGTCGGGAGCGTGATGTTGGCGGCGTTGATCGACTGCGGCGCGCCCGCCGTGAGGTTCACGCTGGACATGTTCAGGTCCACGCCGGCCGTGCCGCACTTCCCCTGCAGCCGCGGCTGCGTCGTGCTGGCGGTGCCATCGTCGTCGCCCGACACGATGCGGAAGTGCGTCGCGGTGCCGCTGCCGGTGTTGACGCCGCTCCAGACCTGCGCCGCGGCCTTCGGCAGCGTACCGTTGGCGGCGTCATCGAAGTTGAGCGGGTCCCCGGTGCTGTTGTCGCTGACGATGCACAGCACGGCCGGCGCGGCCGCGGCATCGGCCGAGGCGGGCTCGGCGCCTGCGTAGATGATCAGCACAGGGTTGGGGATCGATGCGATCAGCGAGCCCATGCTCAGCATGGCATTGCGCAGACCGGTGGAGGCTTTGAGGGTCATGGGGTGTCCTTCAGGCGGAGACGAGGGAATTGACGGCCACCACGTTCAGCTTGTCGCCGGTGGCCAGCACCTTCGGCGAGCTGAAGCGCATGGCGCTGATGAGCACGCCGGTCGTGGCACCCTTCGGCGAGGCGGAAACGATGAAGCCACCGTAGACGGTCTTGTTCGCGGTCATCACGAACTCAGCCTTGCTGGCGCTGTTGTCGACCGACCCATCGACCACGGCGCCAGGAACGAACGGCACGCGCTGCGCCGCGGCGTAGGCGATGCATTCCGCCGCCGCCGCCGCGATGGTGCTGGCCTTCACGTCGGGCTGCGGGGTGTAGTTGCCCTCGAACAGGCCGATGAACCAGGTCGGCACCTGCGTGCCCTGCTTGTAGATGACGGACGCGATGTGGTTGCGGCCCTCGATCGGGGTGAGGTTGTGCACGGTCTCGCGCTGCGACACCCTGCCGTCGGGGTGCTCCACCTCCACGAGGAAGTTGAAGCCGTGCTCGGCGGTGTTGTTCATGGCTGGGTTTCCTTTCGGACGATCTCGGCGTCCATGTAGCTGCGCGCGACCGCAACCGATGCCTCGGCGCCGGCGCGCGTGGAGATGACGTGCTGCATGCCGTCGAAGGCGCGGTAGAGCGAGACGCCGCGCGCCGCGGGCCCGAAGGCGATGGCGGCCTCCTGCAGGTTCTGCACGCCGCCGGCCATGTCCGCCATCACCAGCCCGCGCATCGACTGCCAGTAGGCGGCCTTCGCCGCCGGCGAGCGCACGCTCGAGCCCGGCAGCGCGCCGTAGGGCAGCAGCTCCTGCAGCCGTGATGCGTTGAAGTCCGGCAGCCAGTACGTCTTGTCGGCGCACAGGTAAATGCCGCTGTCGCACGGCTCCACCACCGTGATCTCGGCCGGCAGAGGGATGTAGCCGGCGGCCGGCTCGTACAGGCCGTAGCGGTAGGGCTGCGAGAAGTACAGCATCCGGCCCGCCGCCACGACCATGCGGCCGTTGAAGTGCCGCACGATGCTGCCCGCGGGCATGACCGCGGTCTCGATGGTCGAACAGCGCCGGCCGGTCTCGAGCGGCGCCAGCACGCTGAAGCGCCCGTCCGTCGAGGTCTGGGCCAGGCCCAGCAGTTCGCCGTTCGGGCCCGACAGGTAGAGGTTCACGGCCAAGCCGTCGAGCAGCACGTCGCTCAGCGCCAGGCCGCCGCCCTCGGGCACCTCCACCTGCTGCACGACGGTGGCCGGCGACTCGCCGTCCTCGCCCTGCACGGTGAAGGTGTAGAGGTAGCGGCCGGCGGGTAGCGCGCCGGCGGCCGGCGACAGCACCGGCGCGCTGTCCAGCGGCGCGCTCGCGATCGCGCGGTCCTCGCGCTCGAGCACGCGCCGGATCTCGGTGCCGTTGGTCCAGTAGACCGCGCCGTCGGCGCCCAGCGAGTACGACACGTCGGCGCGCGGCATGCCCGCGCGTACCGCCGCCTGGTCCAGCCCTGCCCCGTTCGGCTCGAGCCTGGTGAGCACGTCGTCGACGACGGCGAAGCCGAACTTGCCGTCGCAGTCCCAGACGCTACGCCACGCACCGGCCAGCGCGCGCGTCGCGCCGACCCGGCGCTTCACGTAGCCCTGGGCATCGATGTCGACGTTGTCGGCGCCGTAGAGAAACGTGGCGCCCTCGCCGCCATCGGCCAGCCGCGTGGCCTCGCGCCGGTTGTTGATGCCGCGCGCCAGTGAGGTGAAGTTGACGTCGCGCATGCTCAGCCCCAAAACACCACGTTGTGCTGGTGCTGGTCGTGCCGGGTATCGCGGCGGAGATTGCTGTCGGGGAGCTTTCCGAAGTACTTCGTGAAGTCCAGCTCCGCCTGCGTCGATCGCTGCGGGTCGAAGGTGTCGGCGTCCGGGATGCTGAACGCTCGGTAGAGCACCCAGTCCACCAGGTGGTCGTGATGCGCCTCGTGGATCTCGGGCGCGTCGGTCGGCTGCGCCATGGGCCGCAGTGGCAGCCGGTAGCACTCCAGCGCCAGCGTGTCCCCGGCGCCGAAGCCGCCGACAACCCGCAGGCTCGTTTCGTTCTGGATCGCGTAGCGCGCAGGCTCGGTGCACTCGCGCCACCCTGGCACGCGCGCGTCCAGCCACTCCCTCGACCTCAGCTCGATCTCGCGCGGCCGGCCGCCACCCGCAGGAAGGAGGCGCAGGACGATGATCTCGAACACGCTGCCGTGCAGCGCATAGGAGGCCTGTCCGACCTGCAGCGAGATGGAGCACACGGTCGGCTCCGCGTCTTCGGGCAGCAACCGCCCTCGGATGGCAGCCTGCTGCTCGGCGTCGTTGAACCAACCCTCCACGTCCTCGTCTGCCCACAGGAACGGCTCGACCAGGTCGCGGGCGCGCACGCGGAAGCGGCGGTTCAGTTCCTGCAGCTGCAGCTTCATACCAGCCCGAATTCGTCGATCAGGCCCAGCACCTTCAGCTTCATGTTCTCGACACTCAGCGTCTTGGAGATGGCTTGCTGGTACTTCTGCTGCGCGAAGTCCTTCAGCGCGTCCTTCTCGGTCATCGCGTTGACCTGGTCGCGCATGTCCTGCAGCAGCGTTTCCGCGCGCTGCTTCTCGTCGCGCTCTTTCTGCGCGTTCGCGAGCTGCTCGGCGGTGTCGTCGGCGGGCTGATCGGAATCGGCATCCTGGTCGGGTTCGCCGCGTTCCTCGTCGGCCTCCTCCACCTGCGGCGGCGGCGAGCGGAACTGGTCGGCGTGGCGCAGCAACTTGCGCGCGATCTCGGACGGCACCTCGCGGGTCTGGCCCAGGTCGAAGGTCAGACCCGAGCCGTAGAGGCGATCGGTAAAATCGGGTCGCCGGCCGATGTATTGCACCTGCGTGGTGACGATGGTCTTGGGCATTGAGCGCTCCTGTGCGTCGTGGATGTGGAAAGGGAGGGCCGAGGCCCTCCCCTACGGACCTACGCGGCTCAGGCCGGACCGGTCAGCTCGCCCTGGACGATCACCTTCACGTCGCTGGCCTTGGCGTTGGCCGCGACGGCCGTGGTGAGGATCAGGCGCGCGGGCTTCGGCAGGCGGACCAGCTTGGAGCCGGTGGCACGCTTGCGGCCGGCCGCGGCCAGGTCGATGCCCGAACCGAAATAGGCCGCGTCCTGGGGTACCGCGGCATCGTCGACGCCGTCCTCGTACTTGAAGCCCAGCGAGCCGGTGATGGTTGCGGTCATGCCGGTGGTGACGAACACGCTGGCATCCTCGAGCCGCATGCCTTCGGGCAGCGGACCGAGGTCGACCACGTCGCCAGCTGCGAGCGCGACCGCGGAATCGGAATTGCTCACCGAGCCGTTGGCCAGCGTGGCGAGGACGAACAGCAGCGAGGTGACGTTGCCGAACGGGGACACGCCGCCGAACTGGCGCGTGCGGAACTGGTTGATCTTGACGGTTGCCATCTCGGCCTCCTGAAGAAAAATTGGGGTGGGAGCGAGCGGGCCGGATTGCTCCGGCCCGTGGCGATTACTGGCGGGCTCCGATGATCGGCACCGCGGTGTCGATGATGGTCACGCCGTAGTCGGTGAACTGCTTGCCCGAGCCCGTGTCGACCTCGAAGCGGATCTTCGAGACGCCGCGGATGGCGCCGATCAGCAGCTCGGCCTTGTCGTCGTGGTCCAGCTTCTTCTCGGACCAGAAGAACGGGATGCCGCCGCGCTCCTCGCCGGCGCTGGCCAGCGCCTCGGCAACGGCCTGGCCGCCCAGCAGGATGGCGCGGTCCACCGCGAAGTTCGTGCCGAATCCGGCCGGCACCACGCAGGTGCTCTCCACCTCGCTGTCGAAGGCCGCGCAGTAGCGGATCGTGTCGCCCGCGTAGAAGCGGATGGGGCGGCTCTGCTTCACGATCAGGATGCCGTTCCACAGGCCCACGTCGCCGGTGAACAGCGGGTGGTTGCTCATGCGCGATGCGCGCGCCAGCGCCGAGGCCTGGAACTGGCGGAAGCTCGGATCGGTGGCGAAGGCGCTGTACTGCGCCGGCGACACCAGCAGCACGCGCAGCGGGCTGTCGTCGGCGGCGGGGTCGCCCTCGAACTTCACGACGGGCGGCGGCAGCGGGATCTGCTCCACGTAGGTGCGGATCGCGTCGACCGTGTCCATCTTCAGCAGGTCGGTGGTGCCCAGGTCCACCTCGCCTGCGTTGACCGCGAAGGGCTTGATGGCGCCGGCGTCGGCGATGAAGTGGCGGTTTTTGGTCGGCGCCTTGACCGGGTTCACCATGATCTCGGCGAAGTCGGGGTCGGCCTCGGTGGGCACGACCCACTCGATGTTGTTCTGGAAGCCGCGGGCACCGGCCGTGTGGGCCAGCAGCGACTGGTCCACGTACTTGTCCATCAGGCTCGAGGCCACGGGCCGGCCCAGCGCGCGGAAGTCGGCCGGGCTGCGGATCGTGGTCATCGTGTCGCCGAGGTCGATCGGGAAGCGCGCCTGGTTGACGCGCAGGCGGTCTTCCGACAGCTTCATGCCGACGCCGCGGCCCTCGGCGTAGCGCGAGCCCATGATGGGCTTCGCACCGACGGGGTTCAGCAGGTGGAAGGTGACCTCGTCGCCCTTCTGCTTGCCGAGGTCCTGGCAGCGCACGACGGGCATGTGCTGGGTGGACTGCTTGCGGATCGTGGCGGTCGCGCCGGCGGTGCCCTTGGGCATCGCACCGGTGAGGTTGCGCCAGGTGCCATTGCGCTGGTTGTGCATGGCGAACAGGCCGACGGCCTGCTGCACCATGGCGGTCTTGTCGCCATACGGCGTATGCGTCTTCGTCGCGGTCACGGTGGACCTCCTTCAATGGGAGCGGCGTCGCCATCCCGGCGATGCCTTGGCAATCAGATGTGCCGATTCAGGTAAGCCTCGATCTGGGCGGGCGTCATGGAAGCCATGCGCTCGGCCATGTCGGGGCCGCTCAGGGAAGCGATCGCTTCGTCCGGGTTCGAGGGACCGGAACGGCCGCCCGGGATGTCCGAGAGGCTGTTGGGGACCTTCTCTGCCGCCGCAGCGATCGCTGCCTTGGCCTGCGCCTTCACGACACCCGCGGGCGTCGCGTCGGCCGCGGCCTGAGTTCCTTGCTTGTCGGCCTTGAACGCATCGAACAGCTCGATCACGGCCGCGGTGCCGCCCTTGGCGAGCACGTCGCGATAGCCGGCCTGCACGAAGCTGGGCTGCTTGGCGATCCAGTCGCCGAGTTCCTTGCTCTCGGCGATGGAGTCGGCATCGGGGTGCTTCGCGTAGATCGCGCGCAGGTGCTCGTCGTGCGCGGTGGCGGCCTGCTGTTGCTGGAAAGGCTTGAGGGCCGCTTCCACCTTCGCATCCACCGCCGCCGCGAGGCGAGCGTTCACGCGCTGTTCCACGATCGCGTCGATGCCCTTGGCCAGGGCCTCTTCGGAGAAGTCCCCGAAGAGCGACGGGTCGGCGCCCTGGTCGATCGCGGCCTGCGCCACCTCGACCTGCTTGTCGACCTTCGTCGGGGCCTCGCCCGCCGCGGCACGCTGCTCGGCCTGTGCCTTGAGGGCATCCAGTTCGTGCTGCGCAGCCTCGGCGCGCGTGCGCCACTGCTTCGCGTCTTCGCGGGCGTCGACCAGCTTCTGGAACTCGATGGTGTGGACACCATCCTTCGCCAGGATCACGGCCTTGGACGGGTCTTTCGGCTCGTCGTCGGTCGCGGGTGCTGCTTCGCCCTGCGGCTTGTCGTTCGGTTCGGTCTTCGCGTCCTTGGCTTCGCCTTCCGGCTTCTCGCCACCACCTTCGGCTGCAGCGTCGGGCACCACTGCTTGTTCCGGCTGCTTGCCGGTATCGCCCTGTTCGCCAAGCTCGAGGAGCTGGGCCGCCTGTTCGGGGGTGAGAACGCCGCTGTCGGCGTGGGTGTTCAGGAACTCGTCTTGTGCTGTGGTCGTCATGCCTGTCCCGCCACATGTCGCCGTGGCCGCAATGGACATCCGCATTCGGAGCACTGGGCAGGGCCGAAGCCCTACCCGGTACACCTCCAGCTGGGGGAATTGCCTCGCGCTCTTTCGAGGGAGGCGCCGGCTCTCACGAGCGGGCTACGTCACGATCTGCTTTCGCTTCACGCTTGAACGCACTTTGCCGAGGGCAACGTGCATCGGGAAACCCTACAGGGGGTTGAACATCTGGCCTTGGAAGATGAGCGGCGCGCTGGCAGCCTTGCTGAAGCGCACATAGGACGGAGGGAACAGCAGCTCCCCGCGAATGCGTTCAGGCAACACTAGGATGAAGCCGCGCTCGGGTGGCATGCCCTTCGATCGCATGAACTCGGCCAGCGGCTCGGGCGGCAGCGATTCCAGCAGTCGCTGCATCGATTCCAGGAGCTGCACGGCACTGGGAGACACCGCGCTGCTGGATATGCACGTTGTCACGCCCGTGCCTCGACCAGTCTGCTGCGCAGCTCGTAGCCCAGCAGCGGCCAGACCTGGTCGATGGCCTTCTCTCGCGCGTAGCGGCGCCCGACGCCGGCGTCGAAGTTCGCAGCGGACACCGGGCCCTCGTTCACGCCGACGATCGTGGTGCCATTGCGCAGCTCCAGCACGCAGATGGT